AGACCGTACGTCGTAGGGCAGCCACCGCTGGACACACGGAGCATTTCACCATACTGGGGCGCGACCGCTCCGACAATCGTGCCGACTAGACGGTCAACGATGCTGTAGGTCGTAGGTGAGCTGAGAACAAAAAAGAGAACGGCGAGAGTAAAGCAGTGAACAAACTTCTTGCTGAACATTTATTAGGTTACGAGAAAGTCTTCTGAGTCTGAATAATTGATTTGAGCCATTCGGGTATATTTTCCACAATTCCTTTGACGGTCATAATATTTTGAGGAACTGGGTAATGAATATCTAGTGTATTGCTTTCGCAAATAAATAGACACGCACATGTCAGAAAACATATGCGTTGTTTAAGAAGACTGGGATTCCAACGTAAACAATGAAGTTTGTAAAGTGCGTCAATGTACGGAGCCAGAACTCCTGCTTGAGGTGAGGACCGAGCCGAGTACTGGACAATATCCCAAAATACCCAAACTACATGTCTAGAATGATCGTTGCCAATGTAAGGGTTAGGACGATAAGAGCAAAACAAATGTTCCTTACGAGTCTTTTTATAAACACTGGCAAACTTCAAGATCCAAGAAATCCAGTAAAGAGATCGTGTGAAATCCCGAGATTCGGGGCGTAAACAATAAGCCAGTTCATTTAGAGAAACGTACAGATCTAACGGATCATCTTCCTTTAGTAAATGACGAACGTAATTTGACGAAGGAGCTTTCAGATTTTCTGTGACTGTGACTTGCTGGAAATCATGTTCGGGTTTAATTGTGGGTAGTGAAGGCAGTTTATTTTTACGAGTCAAGGCTACTGTTGCTGCAGCTTCACAAACTAAGTTTCGGACTGAATTATTGTTACGCATATCGGTCATGGCTAGAACAGAGTACTGTCCTTCATACGGTGCGAACTTTTCATAAGCTTGAACTAGATAAAGAAACACATTTGGGGCTGCGCGATTAATATGTTTGGCCGATGATTCAAATAAAGTAGTCCACAAAGAATGAACGAGGCCGGAACACAGAAGTTCCAAAGTCCAGTAACAAGCATAATCTGCGTGACCTAGTTTAACGTTCTCGTCCAGAACTTTGTAGACGTGTGTCCGCAAATGTCCAGAGAAAGTAAATTTTTGAAAATCCAAGACTGTTCGTCCGTCGCTCACAACGACGTTCATTAATTTGAGTCTACTCCAATTCTTTGCCAGTAACAACGTACGACTTGAATAATGATGTTCTCAATTGTGGTAAAACATCCAGAACTTCTTGTAAGCATGGATACTGAGGAATAAGTTGAGGTAATTTGATCTTGATAATTTGTTTCAGTTTGGGAACATAGTCTGGGTTCAAGGTATGATAATAGTGGACAAACATATCCTTCTCTTTGTCAGTCAATAATCCGTTCAATCCCAAATATATACCAGCGCGTGAATAATCTTTGAAAACTAGGCATTTAATATCATGACGTAGAATGTAATCATAAAAACTGGTATTTGTGAATATCTCGTCAGTTCCATAAGGAAATTTTGACGGAAGTTTCTTTTTTACCTTGTTATTTTCGTTAAGCTCTTCAATAGTATGATGAAACCCACCATCTATAACTTTATTTAAAAATTTTGTTAAGATTTGTTTAGGAAACTGAACACGTGAAATAATAGTTCCTGCTAACACTGTATACTTGCGTCCATACGGTTTATTTTGGTAACACAAAAAGGTTATAAACGAAACTTGAACTCCTGTACTATCCATATGTTGAACCCTTTTTGGATCCAAGTAATATGTAGGAATATCAATATCGGAAACCCAAACTAGATCTAACCCTTTCTCAAATAAAGGAAGAAATCGCACAATCGTACCAAACGTTCCTACATGTCCAGAATCTTCACGAAACTCCGGACAATTGAAATGTATTACGCTTATATGAGCATACTTTGAAGCAACTTCAAGAGCTATATCTTTACCTGTATCATCTGTATAAATACGAGTACAAAACCCCGGAATATTGCTTTTTATACAAAATGATTTTAAATTAGATGTATAATTTTCAAATTGGCGATAAGCATCTTTCATCGTAAAGAAAGAAGCCGAAATTACGTTTGGTGTTTCCAGTCCCTGTTTCAGGACTCTCAGCTCTATCTGAGACATTACTATTACTTCCTAAAATATGTACTTAATTTAGTTATGTACTTTCTAAAATAACTTAAATAGAAATGTAAGTTTATTATAAAAATGGTATATGGCGTTATTTATAAAATTTCTAACTCAGTGAATGATAAGGTGTATTACGGTCAAACCAAATCTAACCCACCATCTCATAGATGGAATCGTCATAAATATAGTACTAAAAAAGGCTGTAATGTACCGATACATTGTGCTATGAGACTACATGGAATAGAAAAGTTCAAGTTTGAAATTGTCTGTTCATGCGATACATTAGATGAGTTAAATAAAAAAGAGATAGAAATAATATCTACTAATAACTCTTATTGTCCAAACGGTTACAATATTATGAAAGGTGGAGATAACTTTGAAAGAACAGAAGAACATAGGAAGAAAATAGGAGATGCTCTACGAGGATTAAAGAGAACTCCCGAATATTGCCAAGCAATGAGTATTGCGCGTAAAGGAGTAAAACGTGGACCATTCACACAAGAACATAAAGATAAAATTAGCCAAGCACATAAAGGTAAGAAAAAGCCTCAGACAAAAGAACAGATAGAACGTAGAAGTACCCTTCTTAGAGGAAAAACAAGGACTCCTGAAACAAAAGAGAAGCAACGTCAAGCCCGTATAAATTGGTGGATTAAGAAAAAGGAGTCGGAAAATCAGCGGGAAAAATAGCAAAGATATTGATACTCCTTACCGCATCGTACCAAATCTACGCTTTCAACGTGAGTGAATCCCGACGTACGAATAATGTTGATCATGCGTTCCTTGGATGGCATGTACATTGACAATTTGTTCTCGCGATACTTAACACCGTTATTGTTTGAGGGATCGTAGTACGAGAACACTTCATCGTACGAAGCATCATCTTCATCGGCTTTCTTCTTGAGTTTGCCAGTATACTTGAACTTATCAAAATACACTACCGATTCAGTTTGGCGTTCAATGTTGTATTTCTGTAACGAAAAAGCGGCGAAAGGCGAAGACAGATCATGTAAAGGATCAAATTTATCGGGATCAACTAAGTGAACTACAAAGTATCCTCCGGGCTGAAGCCATTGGTAAGCGTTATCTGAAATGATGCGGGGATTCTGGAACATGTAGATAGAGAATCCCAAAAGCAAACAATGACTGAACGATTTGGGAGAGTAGAGTTGAGGTAGTGTCACATCACCCTTATTGAATTTGGCAGAAGGACACCGTTCACGAGCTTTGGTCATCATAGCGTCTGAAGTATCAACGCCAATATACGACACGCCTAAATCACGGAAAAACTGGGCATGAGTTCCGGTTCCACAACACATATCAAGAACACGAACCGAAGAAGTTTCACGATCAGCTAGTGAAATGTCTTGCATGGACACTTCTTCGTACTTAATTCGCTCATTGGAGTTCCAGAGTGAATCGTAGATAGAAGCATACATCTCGTCATAAATTTCAGAGTCGTGTAGCTCTTCAGACTTTCCATCCTCAAATCCTTCAACAGATGTGTACCATACTGTGAGACCGTACATTAAGAATATAAGAACAGCTAGGAAGATATACGCTGTCTCCATTAGTTTTACTTTAGACGATTTCCTCCCACAATTGAAGGCGGAGGAGACGTGTACTTACGATACTTTGAATATGCCAAAAAGCAAGCGGCAATACCAAGAACTGCTACAAAAAAGTACAAAATTATGCCAAGTAAATCAATCTCGGTTTCAGGTTTAGCTGATAATTTCCACTGACGGTCCAAAGTATCTGCTTTGGACTTTTCAGCTTCATAATCTTTCTTTAAATACGGCATTCCACCATCCGATGCTAAAGATTTCGCCAAACTCGCAAATTGTGACTGAGAATTCAGTTGGGCAGTTAGACTTTCAAATTGTTGACGGTAACTGGATAGTACGGGTTCAACCGTATGTTTGGCCATACTCTCTTTATGATCAGATAACCACTCTGGACCATTCAGAAGAGTATAGTAATCTGTCTGAGCTTGTTTATCGGACGGATTCGCGTCCATCGCATCTTTCAAAGCTTTTAGTTTCTTTTCTTTAAGGCAGTCTGGACCACAAGGACGAAAGAGTGACGTCATTATTTAAAGTCAGGTAAATTCCGATAACCAGTACGACTAAAGCAACAGCATGTACATACCACCCGAATGGCGAAAATATGGCATACACTAAGGCTGTTATAGCCAAAGTCACAACGAACTTCTGGATAATTGGTTGAATTCCACTGAGTTGATCCAGATTCTTCTTTTTATTTTGAAGATCAGTTTCAACTTGGCTTATACGTGTATTAGCATCAGTCTGAGCCTTTGTAGCATCACCAAATAACTGTGTAAACAGAGATTTGAACATAGATAATTCTTGATTCACTCCCATAATTTGCGTCTGTTTATTGTAATCTTTCGTTACATCTGTCACAACACCGTCGCGGTTCTTATCTAATGGGGCAATTGAGTTTGAAATAGAAGAATAGTCTGGAT